GCAACCACCAAACAACCCCGGAACCGTGTTTGGCGCGCTCAAAAAACCTCCATTGTTGTAAATGCTCACACTACAATCACCGGATGAATTCGCGCGTAATTGGACGGCTTGAAACGATGTTGAATTGAACGCACCCATTGTTTCACCCAATCCCGGCGATGCCGTACAATAACAAAGGATGGCACCGGTTGTATTGTTTGACGGTTGGACAAAACCGGTTTCAATTCGCGCACTTGTTCCGTTTCCGGTCACACCTAACGTTTCGCTGTATGTTGCATCCACATTGGTCATGGTCACCAACCGTTTCCAATCCACCAAAAACGCGGACGGATTTGATTTGCTGTAAATACGCATCGAACGAACGCGATTGAAATCACCGGCCAACGCCGATTTCACACCGACCATCAATTGATTGCCGACGATTTGTTGTTCCGGTGTCGGCAACGTGATTCCGTTCGCGGTCATGTAATTCAACACCAATTGATAGTCGGCATCGAATACCGGCGGCGGCGGTGTTCCGCCGGAACCGGTCAAATTCGTTTGCGGATGACCATACGATTCCGCATGAATTTTGCCCCAATCAATTGAATTGTTGGTTGCGCCCGCACCGAATCCGATGTCGTTATTTATCGCACCTTGCCCCCAATCACCCATAATTTCAGATTTGAGAAATTGAAATCATATAATCATTTTTTTGTGCGTTTACTCGTTGGGCGGTTGAATTCAAAATAAACAACTCAAGTTTCAACGGAACATTCAACGGAAATAAAGTTGTATCAATTAAAAAATTCCTATGGAACCAAACGGATGATGCAACACCGGTTTTGGTAAAAAATTCAAACGCATTGACGGATTGACCCCCCCATGTGGAAATGATTGATAAAAAATAAACCGAATCCGCAACAAAATCTGCGATGTCCAAATCAACACGAACATCAATCAACAACATTTTTTTTGTTGCGGTTGGTGCGGCCGCCAACAAATTATCATTGTTGATACTCGCCGCGGAACCATTCCAATTTGAGGTGTTTAACCCGGCACCAAATTGTAAAAAATTTCCGGCCGTGGTTCCGTTGCTTTGGTATTGCAGAAATCCCCACGAATCACCGGCGTTTCCGCCCAATGCAACCCACGCGGAACCGTTCCAAATTTCCGGTTGATTTGACGTTGTGTTCCAAACAATTTGACCGATTTGCGGTGACAAATTTGATGGTTGAACCTCATTGTCCGGCAATACTTTTCCGGATGAATGACGCGGTTCGTGCGTTGTGTCGATTTGATTGATTGTGTCGGCCATTATCGAGGAATTGAATTGATTTGTGAAATGATGACGTTGAATCCAACCAATTTGATTGGCTCTGTAAATAAATTTGTAAACGCAATTGCAAAACCTTCTAACATATCGTCGAAAGGTATTTCCGGTGATTTTTTCCAATAAGGTACACACGGAATCGACAAATCATATTCGCCACCAATGTTTGTTGTTTGGTATAGTTGATAGGGCAAAATTTTTCGTGTCCGTGACCAATAAAATCCGGATGCGGTTGTTCCTTTCCAAACGCCGGCTTCAATTAAACCGTTTGATACCACGCCGGTCATGTCAAATTTCAGATTCAAATCAACCTGCAAACATTCATTTTGGTCGCCTAAAATTTGACCGAACGTTTCACCATTTACCGCACCTTTGTTCAAAGGCCACAAACCACCCCACGCGCCGCGATACGAGTACAAAGGGTCTATTTTTGATTCGCCAAAATCCATGACGAAAACCGCGCCGGATGCAATCGTTTCATCCATTGGTTTGCTATTTAACCGCAACCAACCGTTTGTGTTCGCTTGGTCGCTGATTTTATGCGTTGTGTCAATTTGATTGATGGTGTCGGCCATGATTACGGCGTTGTTGGTGTTAATTGTTGCAACCAAATGTCCGCAAATAGGACGTTAAACGATTGCGTTCCGCCCTCCTTTCGCGCTTCTAATACAACCGTTGGTGTTCCGCCGGCATAGTCAATCGGAAATAGATACACGAACGGCAAATTGTCGGTGGTGTCTTTCGCTTCAACGGTGAACGTGAACCAATTTGTTCCGCCGTCCAAACTGAAACGGAATTGAACGGAATTCGTTGCGTTTGGAAAAACGTATGACATCGAAAATCCGAATTGATACGTTGCGGCCGGAATCGTTGCGGTCAACGAAACAATCGATGTGAATGTTGTTCCGATGTTCAAAATGTTTGTGACCTTCTCAAAGTTATACACGAACGGCGTTTGCGGCGTGATTTCGCCCACGGTTATCCATGTAGAACCATTCCAAAATTTGAGTGTTCCGGCATCAATCGCCAACGCACCGATTTCCGGAACCAACGGTGATGTCGGTTCAACATCGGTGATGATTTTCATCGACGAAAACGTGTTGTTTCGTTCGATGATTTGATTGTTCAAAACATCATTGGTTCCACCGGATGAATCGAACGTGTTTTCCGAAACGGTTGTGATGTTATTCGACATCTTTGACGGTTTTTCCAAACGGAACCAATCCGGCCGAATGCGTGACCGTTCGAACGCCGTTTGTTTTTTCAACTTCAATGACAACGGTTGATTCAACCGATTTTGATTTTTTGGTTTGTTTTTTGGCCATGTCTTTTTTTGTATTAACGATTCAATTCAATTCTTTTCATCCGGTTCGATTGGTACGGCCGAAATTTGTCCGATGCCCTGCGCCCACCGTGAACCATCGCAACATTCGCGTTTGTAGGTGTTGTCCGCACAAAGACAACCCCTATTTCCGCCGCGACGCGACGCAATCCATTTGTCGTTTCGTTTTTCCATTTTTGACGTTTTGTTTTTTCAAAAACGAAATCAATTTCGCGTTTGTTGATTTGCTGATTTTCACAATTTCCACGGTGTTCGTTGTGTGCCGTATCTCGGAAAAACATCGCCACCGGTGTTGGTGAAATATTCCGGATATTTATTTGCATTGAATGTGATGTGTTCAATCATCCGGTTCACGATGTACGCACATACGTCATTGAAACGTTGCGCATGAACGTCAACCACCGACATTTCCGGAACGAACGTGTCAATCGGTTGATTGCGCAAAACACCGGCATTTTCAACCGTGATTGCGTGTGACCGGACAAAATTTGCGGCGGCATTGTACGCGACAATCGGTGTCATGTATTCCGTCAACAAAAATTTGTAATCCGCGTTTTGTGGTTGGTCAATTTCATTGGTGTCAATCAATTCGATGACTTTTTTCAACAAATTGGTTCCGGTTTTGTCCTGCAAATAAATCGTTTGCGATTCATTGATGAACGGAACGATTTTGTCAAAATCAACGTTGCCGCCGATTGTTGTCAACGTCATGATGTCGTTTCGTGAACAAATCAATGTTTTCATGTCAATTCAATTTTCCGCGCGTTTCTGTATCAATCGGCCGTGTTTGGGCTTGGTCGATGTCATCCGGATTGATGATTTCATCCGGAACACCGGCATCAATCGCGGATTCAACCGAAACGCGTTTGTCGTTTTCCATCGATTTTGTTTTTGACCGCGATTTGAACGTTCCATCCGGATTCCGTTTCCGGAAATAAACGACGCGCTCCCACGCATGGTGACAATAACATCCACCTTTCCACAACCAAATATTGTAGTTGGATTCGCCGCGCGGCGCAAATTGACCATTCACGCCGTCATCACTCATTTGAATAATGTCCTCCAATCGATAAACGATGCCGTTGGATGAACGCGTTGTCATGTATTTGCAAAACGTCCGCGAATTGTCTGATTTCGGGTATTTGTAACGATACCGAATTTTGTACAATCCGGCATCACCGTCATCCGATTTTTGTTGTGGATTTTCGTATTTGGCCGACGGCGTTGTTGCCAACTGATATTCGCGGTGCAAATCGAAATATTGGTTTTGCTCATCAACCGCATCGACAACCTCATTCGTTGAAACGATTTCAAACAAATCGTCATCAACAATTTCACCGATGGAATCCAAATAATTCATCCACAACGCCGAATCACGGTCGTCGATGGTGTCCGGTTGTTTGTCAACCAAATCGTTCCGCAAATCGGCTAAATTGACGTTATGTGACCGCAAAATCAATTCAGCGGATGTAATGTTCGGAACAAATTCCAACGGTGCGAAAAAATCGAATTGCGCCAACACATATTCGAACGCATCAATGATTTGACGTTGCATCGGTTGAATCACGTTTCGTTGGAATAACAAATAAGATTCACGCAATTCGTTCGCGTTGTTGCCCAAGCCGCCGCCGGTGTCGCGGATGCCCAAAAGCAACGGCGACGTGATGACGTGTGCCAACATGATTTTCCGCGTCGATTCGTTCGATAAAAATTCAAATTGTTGCGGCGCGTCCGGAATTTGAACACCTTCTAATGTTGCGGCGTTTTCCTTTGATTCGTTGAACGCCAAAATGAAGCCGTTGCCCTCTGTACCCTGATATTTTTCGCTGATTTTGGTTTCGATTTCATCCTGCTCCGCTTCCGTCGGTGTGCCGTTGTTGAAATTTATCATGAACATCGGGTACATCCCTTTCTTCACATACGAATTGTAAAATTTGGACACCTCCCATTCCAACGCCGACCATAAAATTCCGCCGGCATACGACGGCGGCGTGTAATAAAAACGCGCGGGAAAATATGATTTGATGATGTGCATGAAATGTTTCGCGCCGCGTTCATAACCAACCAACGGAATGCGTTCGACATCGTTTGATTTGGTGTTGTTCCAATCGGCGCAATAATACACGGCATCAATTTCGCCGTTTTCGTTGCATTTCCCCATTCGTAACGTGTGCATCGGCCAATGTTCAATCGATTTCAACGAACCGTCCGGATTGACGTGAATTGACATTGCCGCCATGCCGTACAACTTGAATTCCAATGCGATATTTTGAACGTCGATTTGTTTGACTTTCGTCGCGAAATACGCAACGTTTTTCAATCCGTTTTTCACGTTGATAGGGTACAAACCGCGTCCGTAAACCTGCAACATCGTTCCGAAAATACACGCGTTGTTGGTTGGACTGTTTTGGTACAACGATGCCAAAAATTCGAAATAGTCGTTGTCATCACCATACCGCACCCAATCGTCGGAATCATTGGTGATTTCGGTTGCGTTTGCGCGCACTTTTGATATTTGCGCAAACGTTATGTGTTTGCGTGTTTTCGGATGTTTTGGTTCCTGAAAATTTTTCATTTTTTCGGATTCCGTCAACATCGAAAATTCGATTTTTTCCGTGTCATTCGTCATGTGAATTTGTATTGATTTTCACGGTTTGATTTGAACAAATATTGGTTCGGGTACATGGTGAAAATTTGCAAATCGGATTGTTCCGTGCAAAACATTTTCCCGCGCCACAATTCGCCAACAATATCGTTTGGATTTGGATTTGCCGGTTGTCCGGTTTCGGTCGTTTCGTACAAATGCGCGAAATAAAACCGACCGGATTTTGGTGTGAAATCAAACGTCAAATCGAAATATGGTTCCGCGTTGATTGCGGACGTTGGCCAAATCACGGAAACGACATTTGTACCATCTTCAACCACACGCAAAAAAACGTTTGCGCCGGTGGCCGGACGTGTCAAAATTGATGCGTTTTGCGTTGCAATTGGTTTCAATATAACCATGTCACAATATTAACGAAAAACGGACGCGTTGTGCGCGTCCGTTCATCGTTGGTTGATTGGTTGGTTGGTGTTATGGTGTCACAACCGGTTTCACAATCGTCACGGCGGTTGCCAAATCCGCGATTTGTGTTGCCTGCAACGGTTCCATTCCTGTAAACGTTGCGGTTGCACCATACAAATCCGACATTGCGTTTCCGCGTGCGATGGTTCCACCGGTCAATTCCGCACCGAATTTTTCACCGACCAACCATGAAACGCCGTTGTTGTCGGTGACGATGATACGCGGCCGTCCCCATGCCAACAATCGCAATTCATCGTTTTCCGCTTGGCTCATTCCTTTGAATGTACCTTCAACAACTTGTTCGAAAACGGTTGTTCCGGTTTCACGTGATGATTGGATGTTTTCAACAAATGACGATGCCATTCGCACCTCATATTCGTACGCGTTCACCAATTCCGGCGTTGTTGCACCATCATCAATTGTGGTGATGGTTCCGTCAACGTCTTTCGTGATTACGTCGGACGAATTCCAATTGATGAAATAAATCGCGGAAATTCCACCGACAAATTGTTTGCAAGGCTCCGCGCGACCTTTCGTGATGTTACATGACATGGTTCAATTGTTTTTTGGTTAAACGGCGGCACCGTCACGATACACGATTTCGTTTCCGAATCCGTATTGAACGCCGGCCGTGTAACGCGCGGCAACGCGAACGTTTTGTGACAAATCGATTGATGCCATGTCCAAAATCCGAACCTCATTGTAATCGGACAACAAACCGGTTCCGAAAAACAAATTTGATTTTTGCGCGGCCACAATCGAACCGTCGGTCAATCCGGGCGCGTGGAACACCTCAATTCCGCCGAACGTCAACGCGGAAACACCTAATGCGTTGTTCGTTCCTAAATTTTGGAATCCGTTCGCACCTAATCCGTTCGCACCGAATCCGCCTAATGCGGTCACGTATGATTTCCAAACGTTGGTTGCAACGTACATTTTCAAATCGTTGGCAATCGCGCGATAAACGGATTTTGGAATCGCGGCGGCAACCGCACCCATTTCATCGATGACGTTGGTCGCGTCAATTGCACCGGGCGTTCCTACATCAATCACGGTTGCATCGGCGCGGAACAATGGTTCGAAACCTTCGAATTGACCATCTTGCGCTCCTAATCCCTGCCAAACGTCACGTTCGGTTTGTTCGGCAATCACTTCCGCAACACGCGCCAAAATGAATTCGGTGAATTTGGGCGGCATATTATCCCATGCGGAAAATCCCATTGCGATTGATTCCCAATCGGATTGAAATGTGTCCTTGCAAAATTGTAGGTTCACTTGCAGTTCTTTGGGTTGCAAAATGCGTTCATCCAACGTGATTGTGGATGTTGGATTGAAATCGCATGATGCGTTTTTGATGATGCCGTCGTGCGTTACTCGCTTAATGACTTCTTTGTATTTCACGTTTTGACGAACGGAAATACCATCGTTGAAAACGGTCGGCGATGCGAACAATGCGGTTCCGATGTACAAACCGGCAAATTCACCCGCATACGTAGTGGTGATGTTGGTTGTGGTCGCAAGTTTAATCGCTTCGCGTGCCAACTGCAATTTGTTTTTGGTCATGATTTCTGTTTTTTGATTGGTTGGTTGGTTGGTTGATTTTACGATTGTGAATGCACCAAATGTGCAATCGTTTCATGAATCGATTGTTGTGGTGTCATTCCTTCAACGCGTTTTCCCAAATGCGCAACCGGTGGTTGGTTGTATTTGGGTGCGTGTTTTTTTCCGGAATCAATTTTGGAAATGGATTCGCGAATTGTTTCCAATTCGGTTTTCAAACGTGCGTTTTCGGACGCGGTTTCTTGAACCAATTTCGCAAGTTTTTCACCGG